CCTGGCGACTCGCTAACCGGCTACCTCGCCGCCGTCGCCGAGGACGTAACGCATATGGCCGCGATCACGCAGACGCCGGCTCATTACCTCGTCGGGCGAATGGTGAACTTGTCGGCCGATGCGATCAAAGCGGCCGAGGCCGGCCTCGTCGCGAAAACCCGGCGCCGTATGCTGCACGTCGGCGAGGCATGGGAGGACGTTATACGAATCGCGCTCGGCCTCATCGGCGACCCCGGCGCCGCGAACATGGCCGGCGAGGTTATATGGAGAGACCCCGAAACCCGTTCCGACGCGCAGGTCGTAGACGCGCTAACGAAACTCGCGACGCTCGGCGTCCCGCGCGAGGTTCTATGGGCAAAATGGGGAGCGTCGCCGCAGGAAATACAGCAATGGCGAGGCATGGCCGACGCCGAGGCCGCGACCGCTGCCGCGAATCAGGCCGCAGCGCTCGGCGCCGGCGACATAGCGCAGCTAATCGCGGCAGGTTCGACGCCGCCCGCGCCGACCCCGGCCTCGGCGAACGGCTCGGCGAATGGCGGCTAGCGGCGCCGAGCGGGCGCTAACAGCGATCTACCGGGCTCGGCTCGCGACCGGCCGGGCCGGGACGCTCGCGCTACTGGCCGGCCTATGGGCGCGGCTGTACGACCCGAACGACGCGCTCGCCTCGCTGCGGCGTATCGGGACGCTCGCCGGCGTCTTTACCGTCCGGGCGCAGGCTGCCGCCGTCGTTCAGGCGCGCGCCTACCTGTCGAGCGTCACGGTCGCCGCGACCGGCGACGCCGGCGACCCCTACGCGATCCCCGACGGCGTTATCGGCATGACGGCGAGCGGTCACGCCGTCGCCACGCTTACCGCGCTCGCGCCCGCCGTCTATTACAAGCGGACAGCCGCAGGGCAAGACGAAACGACCGCCGCGCAGGCCGCGCAGTCCTGGCTAAACCGGCTCGCCGCGAGCGAGCCGTTCCGGTCGGCGAATACGACCGTCACGCATAACGCGACAAACGACGACCGCATGACCGGCCTCGTTATCCGCATCACCGGGCCGGACGCCTGCGATTTCTGCTCGTCGATAGCCGACGACGGATACTCGCCGGCCGACGCCGGGTTTCCCGCACATTCGAACTGTCAATGCACCGCATCACCGGAGGTAGCAACATGACGCAGCCGACCCCGCCGACCCCGCCGCCCCCGGCCTCGCCGCCGATCCCGGCGCCGGTTCCCGCAGAACCGCCGAGCCCGGCGCCCGGAACGCCGCAGGCGCCCGAACCGCCCGCGCCGGGACCGACGAGCCCGGCCGACCCCGACTCGCCCGAGGGACGCCTACAGCGCGCCGAGGCCGCGCTCGCCGACGAGCGGCGCGCCCGGCGCGAGGCCGAGCGGTCGCTCGCGCAGGTACGGCAGGAACACATGACCGACGCCGAGCGGGCGCTCGCGCAGGCGCGCGACGAGGGCCGAACCGAGGCGCGCCGGGCCGCCGGCGCCGCGCTCGCTGCGGCCGAGTTTCGCGTCGCCGCAGCCGGGCGCCTCGACGCCGACGCCGCGCTCGACGCGCTCGACCTCTCCCGGTTCGTGAACGACGACGGCGAGGTCGATAAGGCGAAAATCGCCGAGCTAGTCGCAAAGCTCGTCGCCGCTCTGCCCGGCGACCGGACGGGCGGGAAGATACCGGCCGGCCCGCACGGCGCGCCGCAGGATGGGGACTTTTTGCGCGCAGTCCTGCGGAAATAACCGGAACCGGCCACTAAGGCCGGTCCCGGCCAATCCCTAGCCAATCGCCCGCCGGCTCGCGCACAATGGCGCCGATGCCGGCGGCGCGATGCCCCGGCAGAGCCCGGACGCTGAACCCGGCGCGCGAACGACGCTGCGGCTCGGCCTCGGCTCGCGGCGCGATGCCCGGCCGAGGTAGCGCGGTAAGCGGCGCGATATCCGCACGCGCTAGGAAAGGCTAACCAATGGCTCTCGGCGATTTCTCGGGAGTAATTCCCCCGCAGATGTCGGCGCAGATCATTCAAGAGGCGACGCGCGCCTCGGCTGCGCTGCAACTCGCGCAAACCGTTCCTATGGGAACGAGTGTCGCGCAAATGCCCGTTCCGAAAACTCTCCCGGTCGCCTCATGGGTGACTGCGGCGACCGGCAGGAAGCCATATACCGATATCGGTTTGCAGCCTGCCACACTGACCGCCGAGGAAGTCGCAGCGGTCATCGCCATTCCAGATAAAATGATCGAGGACACCTCGATTAACCTCTGGAATTACGCCCGGCCATTGCTCGCGCAGGCTATCGGCCGCGCGCTCGACGGCGCCGTTCTGTTCGGCCTCAATGCGCCCGCGAGTTTCCCCGTGGGCGGCGTCTATGGCCGGGCCGTCGCCGTCAATGCCGGGACCGACGCGCTCGACACCGTTAACAAAGCAATGGCGCAGGTCGAGGGCCAAGGGCTCGCGCCGACCGGCCACGCCGCGCACCTTACCGTGAGGTCGTTGCTGCGCGGGCTGCGCGCGACGACCGGCGAGCTAATCCTCGGCTCGACGGTAATCGAGGGCTACCAGGTTCCGACGATTTACGGCCTGCCCGTCGCTTACACGCCATTCCAGAATCAGCAGGGCGTGACGCCGGGCGACCTGATTACGGGCGACTGGAATTACCTCGTCATCGGCGTTCGCTCGGATATCCGGTACGAAATCGACCCGTCGGCGGTAATTGCCGATGCGGCTGGCGTCGTATTGGTTAGTGGTTTTCAGGACAATGTTACCCCGATGAAAGTTTGGGCTCGATTCGGGGCCGTTGTCATTGACCCGGTAACGGTCATTGTTCCGGGCGGCGCAAAGGCATTCGCAAAGGCCGACACGCACGGCGCGTCGGGCGTTGCGCCGACCAGCGCAGCCGCAAAGAAATAAGCCGCGAAAATGGCCTCCCGCAGCGTCGGCGCGATCCTCGCAGCCGGTTACTGGGATACCCAAACCGGCGCCGCTACATCGGCGCCCGGAACCGGGAAATACCGGGCCGACTCATGGACCGCGCCGACGTTGCTCGCCATAGCCGGAACCGACGGCGACGGGTACGACCGGCACGCCGGGCTAGCGTCGATTCTGCCCGGCGACCTGCTCGCGCAGCTATCCCGCGCCGACTCGCAGAATTACCAGCGAATGACCGTGACCAGCGTCACGGATAATGCGACCTGGGTCGCGTTCGGCGTCGAGGTCACCGAAAACGGGCCGACGTTCGCCGCGCCCGGCAGCAATACCCGCTACCTCGTCGAGGCGTTCGTTACCGCGCAGGCCGGAACGCCGGGAATGTGGCAGTCGTGGGCGCCGCCCCTTAACCCGCCGACGGCCGGCGGGCTCGACGCGACGGTCGCGCAGGCTATCGCCGACGCGACATGGACCGACGACCCGCACCTATGCGCCGCGCTGCAATGGGAAAGCTACGCCGCGACGCTGCCGCCGAGCCCGAGCGTCGCGCAGGTCTCGACCGGCGTTCAGTCGGTCAGTTATCAGCCGCCGATGCCGGGCGGCGACTACGGCGCGGCTATGGCTCGCGCGGCCTGGCATCGGTCGCTCATGGCGACTATCGCGACGGTTCCGCTCACGCAGGCCGCGCCCGCTATGGCCTCGGTCGCGGGCGACCCGTGGGCTAGCGACTGGCCGGGCGAATGGTGGCCGGTCGGATGACGGTTCTACTCGACGCCGCGACGGTCACGCTGTACGACGCGACCGGCGCCGACTCGCACGGCTGGAAACTGCCGCCGAGCGGCGCGCCGCTATGGACCGGGCGCGGCAGCCTACAGGCGACGCCGGGAGTATCCGACGCGCTCGCCTCGGCCGGCGGTGGACATGGCCCGTATGACCCGCGAGCGGGCGCCTCGGCCGTTCTGTACCTGCCCGCTACCGCGCCGGTCGCTGACGGCCTGGTCGCCGAGGTCGGCTCGCAGCGGTTCTATCTGTCGGCGAGCCGGTTCGTCCTCGACCCGCGCGGGACCGGCGACCTCGACTGCTGGGTCGCGACGGCGACCTCGGCCGACGATTGGCCGGCGTGATGGCTGCGCCCCGGTACAAAGTGACGCACCCGAGCGCGCCGCGCGTCGCGGCCGACCCCGCTATCCGCGACCTCGCCGGGCAGATACGCGACGCCATAGTCGCCCGGACGCCGCACGGCCCGACCGGCGACCTCGCCGCTAGCTGGACCGTCACTAAAGGCCGGGCGACTGCGGCCTACCTCGTCGGGACGCCGCTTTATTACGCGATGTTCGTCGAGTACGGAACGGCCGACATGCCGGCCGAGCCTATGGCCGGGCCGGTTATCGCCGAATACCGGGCTCGGGTGAGTCGCCGATGAGTACGCCGACGATTCCCCCGGTTATCGCGCAGCCCGATCTAGAGGCGTTCGTCTGGTCGCAGGTCTCGTCGATTCCCGGCGTTACGTCGTTCTGTTACGCCGCCGTATGGGATTACCTCGGGTTTAACGTCGCCTACTCGCTACAGATAGACGCTCGCGCCTCGACGAAACAAGCGGCGCGAGACCGGGCCGAGCTAGTGCGGCAGACGATAGTCGGCCTGCCCGCGCAGCCGTGGGCCGAGGGAACGGTTACCTACGTCGAGCCGGTCGAGGGACCGTTTTGGTTTCCCGACGGCGACGACGCCTCGCCGCGCTATACGGCGCGCTACGAAATCCGCTGTCACCCATGAAAACCGCCCCGGCCAGAGTCGCCCGCCACGATGGCGGGCGCGTTGCTGGCCGGAATGTACGGAAGGGATAGGCAATGGCAGACACCGCGACGAGAGTCGAGCCCGGCCCGCAGGTCGCGCCGGTATTCGCGCTCTCCACAAACGAGGTTAACGTCGGGACGCCGAACGGTCCCGGCCTTTACCTCGCACCCGAGGGAACGGCGGCGCCGACCGATACCGTCGTTGCCTGGCCGGCGCCGTGGCTCATCCTCGGATATACGTCGGCCGACGGACCCACTATCGGGCAGAACACAACCAAACAGGATTTGACAGCTTGGCAGAGCATGGCGCCGCTGCGCTCGGTCATTACCGCCCGCGAAATGACGCTGCATTTCGTTTTGTGGCAGTTGAACGAGCAAACGCTCGGGCTGTACTTTGACTGCGACCAGCCCGTCGCCGACGCCGGCGGCGCGATTTCTATGGACGTAATCACCGCTAAGAGCGGTCACCGTTACGCCGTAGGGCTCGACACGTCCGACGGCGGGCGCGCGCTGCGCGTCATCTACCCGCACGCGACGCTAAGCGACTCGGGCGACATGCCTATTCAGCGCGGCGCCGTCGTACCGCTGGAATGCACGCTAACCGCGCTGGAATCGGCCGGGAAGATGGCTACGATTCTGCTCGGCCCGGATAGGACGGGCGGTTAATGCGTGGGCCGAACGGCCGGGCAGAACGATTCGACCTCGACGCCGCCGCTGCGGCTGCGCTCGCCGAGTCCCGACCCGAGCCGTTTCTATTCACGTATCACGGCGCCGACTACGAGGTTCCCGCCGCTGTTCTCTGGCCGCTAGAGGTTCAGGCGCAGATAGCCCGAGGCGACCTAGAGGCCGCGCTAACCGGCCTCATGGGCGCCGACGCATACCGCGCGCTCGTCGCTGCGGGTATCACGGTCGGCGAGCTAACGACGCTGTTCGAAGCCGTCGGCGAGGCCGCCGGCGTGGGCGGCCTGGGAAACTCGCCGCAGCCTGCGCCGGCAGGTTCGACGCAGACATAGAGGCCGCGATGTTCGCCGCTTACGGCCTCGACGTACTCGACACGCGAGCGGTTACGCCGCGCCGGTTGTGGGCGCTCGCGAACCGGCTGCCGCCGGCTGCCCGGCTGCCCGGCGAGGAATGGACGGCCGAGGCGTACCTACTCGCCGCGCTCGTCGATTCGGTCGGCGAACTGATTTACGTCACGGCGCGCGCTGCGGGCGCCTCTAACGTCCCGAGGCCGAGGCCGATACCGAGGCCGCGCCGCGATCCCGCCCGGCCCGCTACGGCCCGCACGGCGCCGCGCAGACCCGTTCAGGCGCCCGCCCGTAGCTGGGGTGAGGCTATCGCCGAGATAGCCGCTGCGCCCGGCGTCGAGGTCGTCGTCGAGGGCGGCGCGTAATGGGCGGTTACAGCTATAGCGCGCTAGAGGTCGTCGTCACGGCCGACACGCGCGGGCTAACCGCGCAGGTTCGGAACGCCGCGACTAAGGCCGGGACCGAGGCTAGCTCGACGATTAACGAGCATGTCGGGAAGGGGTTTAAGTCACTCGGGCCGGTCGTCGGGAAGATCGGGAAAGCTGCGGCGACCGGCCTCGGCCTCGCGACGACCGCAGCCGTAGCGTTCGGCGTCAAAGCGTTTAAGGCCGCAGCGCAGGTCGAGGCGATGAACGCGAGCCTCGCCGCGCTCGCCCGCGCTAACCATGTCTCTTACCAAACGATGCAAGATCAGATTTCGGCGCTACAGAGGCAAGGCGTCGAGGTCGAGGACGCGCAAAAATTCGTAGCGAACCTAACCCGCGCGCATGTCAACCTAGCGAACGCGACGAAACTCGGGACCATCGCGCAAAACGCGAGCATCGTAACGGGCAAGAGTTTCGCCGACGTATCGGGCGCGATCACTAAGGCCATAGCGACCGGGAACGCTGCCGCGCTGAAACGAGCCGGCCTCTACGTCGATTCGAAAAAGGCACTCGCCGACTACGCCGCCCAAATTGGCAAGACGACCGACGAGCTAACCTCGCAGGAAAAGCAACAGGCGATCCTAAACGCTGTCACGAAAACCGGGCAGACGATACAGGGCGCATTCGCCGCGCAGCTAAAGACGCCGACCGGCGCGCTGCGCGCGATGAAACTAGAGGCGCACGACGTAACGGTCGAGCTAGGCATGTCGCTAGTCAAGGCGCTAACGCCGGCGTTCGCCGGGATGGCGCGGTTCGGCCGGTCGCTAAGCGAAGCGCTCGCGCCGGGCGGCAAGCTAGCCCCTATCGTCGAGGCGATAGGAACCGCAGCCGCGAGGACAGTCGTCCCGGTAACCGCTCTGTTTAACAAACTCGTTACGTGGTTCGACAAGCTAAAGCCCGGCACGATTGACGCCATAGCGAACGCGATAAAGCGGTTCGGCCCGGCGCTCGCCGGCGTCGGCGCGGCCTCGGCACTGTTCACGGGCGCCGGGATACTCGACAAGCTACCCGTAATCGGCCCGCTGCTCTCGACCATGCTCGGCCCGGTCAAGTCACTAACCGGCGCCGTCGGCGGGCTGTCGGGCGCGTTAAAATTCCTCACCGGCCCGGTCGGAATCATCCTCACAATTTTTAGTACCCTCATGGCGGTAAGCCCGGAATTTCGGCAGGCCGTATTCGGGCTGGTTCAAGCGCTCATTACCGCATTGATGCCAGCGTTCCGCGCAATTCTCGCCGCGCTAAAGCCGTTGATGCCGGTAATCGTTTTGCTCGGCCGGATGCTGGGTCAAATTCTGGCGCCCGTGATTAAGGCACTGACCCCGCTAATCGTTCAGCTTGTCCCGCTGATTTCGGTATTCGCGACGCTGGTCGCGAAATTGCTCGGCGTCGTCCTATTGCTAGTGATGCCCGTACTAAAGGTTTACATGGCGTTCGAAAAGTGGTACGTCATGAAAATTCTTATCCCGGTCATTAACATTTTGGTCGGCGCGCTAACGTGGCTCATTCGCACAATCACCAGCCTTTTCCACTGGATCATGGGCGGCTCGCCCGGCCTCGTTCCCGCATTCCTCGTATTGCAGCGCGTCGTTACCTCGGTCACGAATACGATACGGCAGGTCGTCGTCGCCGGATTCACCGCGATGAAGAATGCCATTCAAGCGGCCTGGCGGTTCGTCTCGTCGAACAGCCTCGCGACGTGGAATACCGTTCGTAATATCGTGACCGGCGCCGTTCGCCTGCTCGTCGGCGCCGTGACAAACGGGTTCAATACGATTCGCTCGGTCGCCTCGCGCGCTCTGTCCTGGCTCGTTAATGCCGTGCGGAATATCGCGGGCGGGCTGCGCGACGCGGGCGCCTCGGCTATTCGCGCAATGCTCGGCGGAATAACGAGCGCGCTCGCCGGTATCGGCTCATGGGTTAAGGTGCATATCGTCGATCCCGTCGTTAACGCCGTCAAAAACTTTTTCGGCATACATTCGCCGTCGGCTGTCATGGCCGGCCTCGGGCATAACGTCGCCGAGGGTTTCGTTCAGGGAATCGTCGAGCATAACCCGCTGACAATCGCTAAGCACATTTTCGGCTCGATACCGTCGGCGCTCGGCGCGCTCGTCACTAAGGGCATGGTCGATATCGGCTCGCTGCCGGGTAAGGCATTGCGCGCGCTCGGTTCCGTGGGCGGCGCCATTAAGGGAATGCTAACGAAGATCACCGGGTTTCTCGGCCTCGGCGGTGGCGGTGGCGGTGGCGTCATGCAATGGGCCGGGATAATGCGGGCCGTTCTTTCACACTTTGGCATCCCGCAGCTATTCGGAACCTTCATGACGCAAATGCAAACTGAAAGTGGAGGAAATCCGCGGGCCATTAATCTTTGGGACTCTAATGCTAAAGCTGGCATTCCGTCGCAAGGCTTGATGCAGGTTATTCCCCCGACGTTTGCGGCCTATGCGGGACCATACCGGAGTCGCGGCATAATGGACCCGCTAGCGAACATATATGCGGCTGTCGCCTACGCAATTTCCAGATATGGCGGAAGTATAGGCGCCGTTCTCGGTCACGGTCACGGTTACGCCGAGGGCGGGCTAATCACCGAGCCGATTACCGGGTTCGGTCACCGTACCGGAACGCGCTACATGTTCGGCGAGGCCGGTCCCGAGTACGTCACGCCGCTAACGAAATTCGGCGCGCGGCAGAACGTCGTCGTAAACGTGTATCCGCAAAAAGGCCAAAGCGAGGTAGAAATCGCTGCGGCAGTATCGAGGCGCCTCGGCTGGGCTGCGGCGACGGGAAGGGCATAAGTCATGGCTACTAATCCGTTCCTTAGTGACGCTGCGGCTAACGCTGCGGCGAACGCCGTTACGGCGCTCTGTAACGGCGGGACTATCGAAATTCGCTCGGGCACGCAGCCGAGCAACGCGAACCAAGCGGCGACCGGAACGCTATTGGTAACGCTCACGTTCGCCGCGACAGCGTTCGGCGCTGCGGCTGCCGGCGTCGCGACCGCGAACGCTATCGGCTCGGCGAACGCTGTCGCGACGGCGACGGCCTCATGGTTCCGCGCTAAGGGCTCGGGCGGCGCGACCGTATTCGACGGCTCGGTCGGGACGAGCGCGGCCGACCTCATTCTCTCGTCGGTCGCGCTCACGACTGGCGGGAACGTCGCCGTTAGCTCGCTCACCTATACGGCTACGGAATAGGGCTAGCTATGGCGCTCGCGCCCGTCGTTATCGGCACGTTCACGCAGAGCGGCGTCGGTTCGATTACGCGCGTCTGCACAATCACGACGCCGAGCGCTGCGGGCGACACGCTGCTAGTGCAGGTCGTCGCTAACTCGACTAACCTCACGTCGCCGACGTGTACCGACTCGCAGGGAAACGTTTACACGCTCGACGGTAGCCAAACAGGGGTTAACCCGACGGGCGCGACGTTCCGCTCGCCGGGCGCGACGGGCGGCTCGGGTGGCACGAAAACCAAAGCGCTATCTACGTCGGACACCGTAACGCTTAACGTCGGCTACGCGGGAACGATGGCCGTCGGGATTACCGTCGTCGCGCTAACCGGCGCCGGCGCGCTCGACGCGCTGCAATACATAGGGACCGGCGCGAACGTCTCTAGCCTTACTTGGTCGGTTACGACAGCCGGGCTATCCGATACCGGCGTCGTCGTTAGCGAATCGCAGTCGGCGGGCGGCGCGCCGGCGTTTAGCGATCCCGTCGATAACTGGACGACGGCCTACGGGCAGATTCTTACGCAGTATCAAGGTTGGGCCTATTGCCTCGACCTCGGCCCGCCCGGCGCGGCTAGCGTCACCATGACCCCGGCGACCCCGCCGACGAATATCCGGGGATGCCTCTGGACATTCCTACCGGCGTTCACCGGGACCGGCGCGCTCGCGAGTAAGAAAATCGCGCTAGCGGGCTCGGGCACGGTTGCGCCGCCCCCGGTCACCGGGACCGGCGCCGTCGCGTCGAAAAAGGTCAAGCTAACCGGCTCGGGAACCTACACGTTCCCGGCGTTCACCGGGACGGGTGCCGTCGCGTCGAAAAAGATCAAGCTAGCCGGGCTCGGCTCGGTCGGCGGCGCGATCACCGGGACGGGCGCGTTCGCGACTAAGAAAATAGCGCTCGCCGGCTCGGGCACCTATACGCCGGGCATCACCGGGACGGGCGCGTTCGCGTCGAAAAAGATTCGGCTAGCCGGCGCCGGTATCTACGCCTCGTCAGTAGGGACGGGCGCGTTCGTCGCTAAGAAAATAGCGCTCGCCGGGACCGGGACATTTGCGCTACCCGTCGCGGTCGCGCCGCTGTTTATCCCCGGTCCCGACACGCTGCCGGTTATTTGGGATGGCCTCTCACTGAACGACGGCGACCGAGGCGACGGGATGCTAACCGTCGTAACCGACGTGGCCGGTTGGTACGGCTCGCCGCCGCTCAATGGGAACGACCTCGCGCGACAGCTAACCGACGGCGCCGTATTCGGGTTTAAGACCGTCGGCCCGCGCGTCATCACGATTCAAGGCGCAGCGGTCGCCGAGGTCGAGGCGCGAGCGGTCATAAATCAGTTTGCCCGCGACCTCGCCGCGCGAGCGGTCAACCCGCAGCCGGCCGACCTCGTTATCGGCGAGGACGAGGGCGCCGGCGACGGCTCGCTCGTTCTGCTGTCGGCGAGCGTCCGGGCCGACAGTGACGCGCTCGCCGTCGCATGGACCGGGCGCCTCTACATGACGTGGCAGGCCGTTCTGACCGCAGCCGACCCGCGCCTATACGAGGCGACCTCGCAGGCGCTTACCGTCACGCCTGCGGCCTCTGGCGGGCAGACTGGCCGGCTGTATCCCTGGCTGCCGCAGCGGTTGTATGCGAGCGCTGCGCTACCGAACGCCGCCCGGCTCGTTAACGCCGGCTCGGCGCCCGCGCCGGTATGGATCACCTATTACGGCGACCTAAGCGAGTCCCGGCTAACCGACGGGCTAACGACGATTCACCTAGCCGCGCTCGCCGCAGGCCAACAGGTGATCGTTAACAGCGAAACCCTAGCCGCCGTCGCGCCGGGCGGCGCCTCGCGCGCCTCGTATCTCATGGCCGGGACCGCGCCGCTACTCATACCGCCCGAGTCGTCGGTTCAATGGTCGCTATACGGGACCGGCGCCGGGCATGTCGATTTGGAATGGCGAGGCGTTTACGCATGACGACGCTAATCCCGGCCTCGGCGCCCGCCGACATACCCGAATCGACCGGCGACCCTATCGCGATCCCCGGCCCGTGGACTTTTTGGGCCGATAACTCGGTCTCGCCGTATGCGCCTATCGGGCAGGTCGCGGTTACGTCGTTTACGTGCAATTGGGCGCTTAACGGGTTCGGCGCCGGCGAGGCCGTGATTCCCGTCGAGACCTCGCTCGGTAACTCTATGGGCCGGCTCGACCTGTTGCGGTTTTTCGGGTTCCGGCTATGGGCGTACTATGCCGGCTCGGTCGTATGGGCAGGACTCGCGACCGGGCTCGCAGACGACGGCGGCTCGGCCGTGACGGTCTCGCTCGTCGAATTGCCCGGCTATTTGAATTACAAGCAATACGCGACGACGCAGGTCTATAACAACGTCGAACAGACGACGATAGCGGGCGACCTCGCCGCCCGGCTCGATAACATCGGCGTTCCGCGCATCCTCACGCCGGGCGCCGGGCGAACCCGGCAGCGAACCTATACGTATTTGCAGGGACAGTCGCGCGGCGAGCTACTTACGCAGCTATGCCAAGTCACGAACGGCGCCGAATTTCGTTCCGAGTACGGCCTCGACGCGAACAGCCGCCCGACCTGCTCGCTACATATCGCCTACCCGCGCGTAGGGAGCAACGCGAGCGGCCTCGCGCTCGTCGTTCCGGGCGGCGCCGTCTCGTTCCAATCGAATTGGGCTAGCGACATGATGCGAACGAGGACGTTCGCCGTCGGCGACCTCGCGCCCGGCGCGAGCGGGAACAAGCCCGTCGTAATCGTCACGGCCTCGCAGCCCGGAATACCCGAAATCGACCACGTAGACGACTGGCAGGGCGTAACCGATAACACGACGCTGAACGAGCGGGCGAACACTAATTCGGCGATCTACGCGAGCCCGGCGTTTACGGTCTCGGCCGTCGTCCCGGTCAACGGCCCGCCGCTCGGCTCGTATGCGATAGGCGACGACGTAGCGGTCGCGCTCGCCGACCCGCTCGTTCCCTCGGGCTATACGGCTATGGGCCGGCTCGTCGGCGCGAGCGCAGATGCCGCAGCCGGCACCGTTTCATGGGAGGTCGCTATAACGCAGCCGCCGCCCGTTAAGCGCGGCCTAGTAAACGAGCTAAACCGGCTGCGGGCGCGCGTCGTTAATGCAATGCACCAAAACCTAGGTACGCCGCCGGGCGGTACTAACCCATAAGGAGGAACGAGCAATGACTATGCCGAGCGGCCTACTTGAATGGGGACAAGCCGGCCAGTACAACGGGATAGACGACCGCTTTACCATCGGCGCGCTATATCAGCCGGCCGCCGGCCTGCTCGGTCTCGTCTCGCCGCCGACGCTCACGGCCGGGACCGGCCTCGTCGTCAATATCGGCCCGTGGGCGGCTGTCGTCGATTGCGGCGACGGTACTAAAGCCGTCATAGGGTCGCGAGCGTCCTCGACGTTTAACGAGACTGCGGGCGGCGCGAGCGCTCGGGCCGACGTGGTATGGGCCGATATCAACCCCGATAACGCGACATGGACGATTAGCCTCATTACCGAGGCCGCAATGTCGGGCCGGCTCGGCTGTTTCCTCGGGCTAATCCTCGTTCCGGCCTCGGCGAGCACTAGCGCAGCGATGGACCTACGGCCGGGTAACGCGCGAACCCTCGGCCCGTGGGGTCGGGCGCAATTCCCGTCGGCGAGCTACGGCGGTACAGGCTGGGGAACGCTCGCCTCAATGGTGATTCCCGCCTACGATTCCGACGTAGGCGCGATTTACGAACTAGAGGCATGGGGGAACGGCTCGATTACGCAGGCCGGGAAAACGACCCTATCCATGCGGCCGAATTTCGGTTCTACGCCGATGACGACCATAACGCAGGGCTCGACGGCGTTCGGCACTACAAACGCTTTCCGCTGGTGGGCGCTAATCCGGCTCGTCGTCGTCTCTATCGGGACGGCCGGCGTCGTCCGCAGCTTTATCAATTTCGCGCAGGCCGAAACCGCGAACGTGTCGCCGAGTAACGGGAACTTTGCATATATCACGCAGTCGGAATCGTCGGGTTCCTACCCGAAAGACGCGACCCGCGACGCGACGTTTTCGCTGCAAGCATCCTGGGGCGGCTCGGGACAGTCGCTTACCTGCCAAACATTCCTGCCTAAAAGGATTTGCTAATGCCTCGCCGCCGGCCAACCGTCGATCACGTCGCGGTAATCCTCGCTCTGGCGCTATTGCTCGCCGTGGCGCTAGTCATGACCGCCGTAATTCTCAACGTGGTTAGCCATAAAAACCCGACGCCGACGCTAGGCGAAAACGCGACGCAGGTAGTCGTCGCGGTAATGGGCGGGCTAATCGGCGTCCTCGGCGGCTATGTCGGCGCGAGGACGCGACGGCCCGACGACGACGACCGTCCCGACCAGGAAAGGAAACGCGAATGAGAGACCGAATACGCGACATGCGCGAGGAACACGACTGGGAGCATCGGCGAGGCCGGTTCGCCGACTGCGACCCCGACACGCCGGATAGGCCGCAGATACGGCCCGGACCCCGCCCGGCCGACCCGCGCGACGAAACCCACGGTTTCGGCGCCGACGGTATTCGCATCGGCGAGGGCGGCGACAATGGCGCTTAACCGGGTATGGATGCCGAGCCCGTGTTACCACGGCCGGAATACGGGCGGCGTCCGAATCATCGTTCTGCACACGGCCGAGGGCGCGACGACTATCGAGTCGCTAGGAAACTTTTTTGCGAACTATAACAATCAAGTTTCCAGCCACGTCGGCGCCGACGACAAACGAGGCAAGGTCGGCGAATACGTGACGCGCGGTAACGCCGCATGGACACAAGCCAATTACAATAACGCCGCCGTAAGCATGGAGCTATGCGGGTTCGCTAAATGGTCCCGCTCGACGTGGCTCGACCACCATCACAACATGCTTAGGAACTGCGCCGACTGGATAGCCGAGGAAAGTAAGAAATTCGGCATTCCGATAACGGCGCTATCCGACTCGGCCGCGCAGGGTGGCGGTCGCGGCGTCTGCCAGCATATCGACCTCGGCTCGGGCGGTGGCGGGCATGTCGATTGCGGCTCGGGTTTTCCGTTCGACGTGGTACTCGACTGGGCGCGCGGTGGCGCGCCCGCCGAGGACAAAGCGCGAGACTGGGAGGAACGTTTTATGTGGCTGCAATTCGACCCCGGCAACCCCGACCCCGACGCGAACGAGGCGCCGGCCTGCACTATCGCGATCCCTAACGAGCTATCGCAGGGAAAGCACAAAATGAGGTTCGCGTGCCGGCGCGCGGCCGACCTGCGGGTACTGACCACGGCGGGTAAGAGCGAGGTTCACCTAGAGGCGCAGGGCGCGCTAAGCGTCGAGATTCCCGACGGCTGCCGCTCGGTCACGGTCAAACTCGACAGCGATCATGTCGCCGGCGTCCCGGCGTCGCCTATCTCGGCGACTATCTCGGAACGGTAGCCGCGCCGCGCCATACGGCCCGCTGCGGGACGCTCGGCGCCCGTCGCGTGTGAGGCGATGGGCGCCGAGCCCGAGCCCGCTAAGGCCGTTACAGCGCGACGGCGAGCCCGCGCCGGTTCGGTCGGGAGCCGGCGCGGCTCGCCGTCGCATGGGTCGGTTAGGCTGGCCTAGCCTGCCCCCCAAATGAGAGGCTAGGCCGGCGCCCCGGCTCGGCCGCTGAACGCCGGCGCCCGGCAGTCGCGGGCGCTGTCCTCGCGGCCGAGCCGGTCACGGGCGACCCGAGCCCGCGACCGGCGTCTAACTATGCCTCGCCGTCGCGAACGAGGCGCAGGTTTCGCGTCGGCCCGCGCCACGACGGCGCGGCCTCGTCGTTCCATTCGTGATAGATGACATGCGAACCGAGCCGGCAGCCGCAGTCGCGCGAGGTACACGTCGAGTGACCGCCGAGCCGGCAGTATTCGGTAACCGGCCGGTCGGGACGCTCGACGCGCGCCTCGCCGGCGCTCATTCGACTACCTGCCCGGTCGCCGCCAGATGCGCGGCGAACGCCCGGCGTAGTGGTATCCCGTAGTAGTAGCCGCTGACCTTGCCGCCGGCCTTTTTCTGCGTCCGGTAAGCGATACCGCGCTCGTCGGCCCATTCGCGCAGCGCAGCCGCATAGGTGCGCGTCATTTTCGCTTTGCTCGCGACGAGGGCCGGCGGCTCGGCGCCGGGCTGCGCGGCAGCGATATAGGGCGCGAGGAAATCGCGCAGCGTCTTAGCGTGGGCGACGGTTAGGTCTAGCTCGACCCAACGACCGTCGAGGCCGACCGCGACTAGCTCGCTCGCCTCGACCCGCTCGCCGTTCGCTGCGTCGAGGTCGTCGTATATGACGACCTGCGTCTCTCTCACGACGGCGCGCCGGGCGAGCCGGCCTCGGCGAACCGCTGCCGCAGGTCGCCGGGTAGCCGGCCCCGCGCCGGGTATGGGATGCCCTGCGCGTCGGCGAACGCCCGTATCGCGTCGTTTAGCTGTTTCCGCTGCGCTTTGTCGCGCCCGCCAGTCCTGGGCGCGCCGTTCGCCGCTCGGCGAGTCGCCGAGGCCGTGACCGGCCGGCCGGCGTCGAGGTAGGGCGCGAGGAAGCTAGCTAGCTTGTCGCGATGCTTGTTCGTTAGCTCGATTTCGACGGCCCGGCCGTCGAGCGCGAGGCGTAGCGTCGCATCGGCCGGCGTCTCTTTGCCGGCTGCGAGGTCGAGGTCGTCGAGTAGTTCGACGGCGGTTCGGGTACTCATGGGTCGGGTTTCCTCTCGATTCGATCATGGCCCGGTAAACCGACGGTAGTCTATGCCTGTCTGTAGTCGTATCGGAACAGTTAGGTTCGGCCTATGACTGTCATAGACCACGCCGCCCGGACGCCGGTCTACCGGCAGATAGGCGACCGGCTGCGCGACGCTATCGAGCGCGGCGAGTACCCGCCCGGCGCGCGGCTGCCGAGCGAGGCCGACCTCGTTCGCGAGTACGGCGTCGCCCGAGGGACCGCCCGCGCCGCGCATCGTTACCTCGTTCGCCTCGGCCTCGTCGAGGTCGAGCCCGGCCGAGGCGCCTACGTCGTCGAGGCGCAGCCGTGAGCGGCCTCACCGACGCCGAGCGCGAGCGCATAGCGGCGAGGTTCCGAGCGGCAGCCGAAGCCGAGCCCGAGCCGTCGCCCGAGCGGCTAGACCGGCTCGCTGCCCTGCTCGCCGCCGGCGCGATCCGCCGCGCCCGCGCTCGCACCCGCGCCGCTCGCGAGGCCGCAGAGCGCGAGGCCGAGCCGTGACCGGCGCGCTCGTCGTCGGCGCGCTCGTCGTCGGCGCCGCTGTCGGGTGGGGTATCGTCCTCGCCCGGCCGGCGCCCGGCGCCCGCAACCGTCGCCGAGGCGACCGATAGGGAGGTTTGATCTTGCCAGCGATAGCGCTAGAACGCTGTTTCGTTCACGGCGGGCTATTCGAATGCGACCCCGCGACCGTCGTAACGCTGTACGTTAAGCCGGCCGAGCCCGGCGACGAGGCGAACCTCGCGCCCGCCGAGCGCGGCGAGCCCGGCGCCCGGCAGGTCTCGGTATGCGATCCGTGCATGGCGAACGTAAACAAGCTGCGCGCCGCAATGGGTCAACCGCCGCACGAAACCGCCCGCGAATACGCCGAGCGGGCGCACAACCGAGGCGAAACCGACTGGCCGGCCGGCGACGAGGCCGAGGGGTGGCCGGGCATATGACGACGACAATGCGCCCGCCGGCCCGCCGGCGACCGCCGCGCCGAACGTTCGTCGGGCGCCTCGGCGACCTGCTAAGCGACTCGACGCTCGACCAGGTAGCCGCATGGGTCGCCGACGACGAGCCCGACCGGACGCTCGCCGTCTATGTGACCGACGAGGCCGGCTCGATACTCGGAATCGTTCGCGTCGCTATCGAGGGAACCGGCGACGACGGCCACGACGCTATACACGCGATCATTGCGGCGAGCGATGCGGTCGCCGAGCGCGGCCTCGACTGGCCCGAGGGCTACTCGCACGGTCACGGCCCGCCCGAGGCCGAGCCCGAGCCCGAGCCCGACGGTCACGGCGTTATCCGCTGCGGCGAACCCGGCTGCCCTGGCAACATCGGGCGCGGCCTGCCGCCGGCCCGCCATACCTGCGCGCTCGGCCGCGACCTCTACCCGAACAGCTAACCGGAAGGAACCACCGATGAAACGACTACTACTCGGCCTCGTCCTCGTCGCCGTC